GACTTCACGATAAGCCCAGGTATTCAGGGTAGAACCATCAGCCTTGAATGAGGTCGAGCGCTTTTTGTTTAGCGCCTTGAGCGCCACTTGACGCTCACTATGGCGGGAAGACCCCTTCCAGTTTCCGGGCTGGCGGAATGCCTTGCGGATTGTCTCCCAGAGTTCTTGATATGTTGACTCACAGAATATGGCCGTTCCGACAATCCCGCAGTTTCCCATCTTACCGGCGGGCATATCATTTGGTAGTGTCATTGATTCGATCATTGGTCTCACCCCTCGTTTTTCGTCAGTGTGGTTGGCTTATGCCCGAACCCTCGGTTGCCAAGGTTCAACACCCAAAGGCTCGGTGATAAGCCTCCCGATTCAAGTATTTAGCGTTGTTCGCGTTAACTCGTATCGTTTAACTCATCTCAGCCGGAAGATAGAAGAAAGGGAGGTGGACACTTTCCGAGTGCGCTACCAGATAACCACGGGCTCTCTGGCTTAACTCTCGGTAGGGACTCCGGCCTAACACTAGGCCTTTCTCGACTCTATCCGACACAGGGAGGTAATGCGCCCTGCCACACCCACTGTAACGCCTATGGAATCACGCCCTTGGCTCTCAACCCCGAGGGAGACTGAGGGTCAGTGCCCGTGGCACCTACATCTCAGTGATGTCCGTTTGGAAGGGCAATCCCGCCCTGTATCCTTGCTTGCTCCTTGCTGCCACTTCCTGTGGCTTGGCCTTTGGTCTTTGCCCGTGTGCTTTGTTAGCTGGGCGGTGACCGTGTGGCCTCTTGATGGTTCCCATTGTACCGATCTCGACCTGAATGTCAACCCCGTGTTTGTCTTGAGGTTGAGACAATTTGATCTGACCCCTTGTTAGGCCCCGCTTTCTCTCTCCATTACTCAGGGTTTAAAGCCTGCTTTACTGGCGGCTAACTCAGTGCTGAATAACAGACAGGCTGCTAAGGGCGGGGGTCAGAACAAATTGTTAAAGAGCGAGAGCGGACGGTGAACGTCATCTGATGGTTCACATAGTACATAGCAACCTCGGGTCAGTCAACACCTCGGGACAAAAAAACCAAAAAAGATGAAAACAATAGGGAATGGAGGTCGATCAGGGAGATAAGGAACGCGCACGGTCATAACATAGGGTAGGGTCACATTACAAGACATAACCGAGGGTAGACCGAGAGAATAACCGAGGGTAGACCGAGAGAATAACCGAGGGATGAAAACGACAGGGAGAGAGACAGACAGTGACGAAAAATTGACGGATAAAAAACAATAGGGCCAAACCTTGGGCCAGAACCGTCAGAAAACTGTCAGTTATCAGGGGGTGAACCACTCCTTAATCAGGGGAGGGTCAGCAAACATGAGGGAAAACAAGGGGTTAGAAGCCTGTGCGATCAGCCAGGGCGAATGAAATGTTATAACATAACGTCAAAACGAAGGGGGGGCCATGGGGGAAATCGACTTTCGTTAATCATTAATAAGGCCACACGGATTTTTACCCATTTTAAGTCCGGGTGTAACAACCTGGGGTAAAGACCCGGGGTCACAACCTGGGGTAAAGACTGAGGGATATAAAGGAGACCCTCTCTCCTGGGGTTATAACAGTAGCAATCAGGGGGATATTCAGGGGGTAGGCTTGGGGGTTGGTATGACATGTTTGTGATAATAGTTAACCGGGGTTGGGAGCCCGGGGACTTCACATGGCCTGAGTGAGGCGTAAGCCGAGGGAAGGCCATGAGGTGTACCTCAAGCTGCATCTTAAGCTGCACCTCAAGCTCAATCTTAAGCTACATCTGTAAGAAGGGAGGTCTCCACCGTCCTTGGCAGAGACCCCCGGTCTAAACAGGAGGTAGGCTTGGGGTCAATCTGAAGCTACAACCTAAGGTAATATCTTTCAGTTTTTTCTTTCAGTCTTCCCCATAGCTAAGCCATTTGGAATCCCTTGTCTCCCAAGGGCTCCTAAGGTCCACTACCTGGGGTTTACCTGTTGGAACTTTAACCAATAGTGTTATATCATAACATCCCAGAGAACCATCCTGTGGCTCCCCCATGCAGGTCATCACCTGTGGCCTCCTCAATGAACTTCTCCAGTTCCTGGTCCAGCAGCTCTTCCTTCCGCTGTTCCTCTGCACCAATCTGGTCCTGTTCCATCAGCTCAGTGAACCACTTGACCAAGATAGCCAGGGCATCAAGCCTGTCGTCATGGCTGAGGGCTCCCTTCTCGGCAGTAATCCGACTCATCTGGTAGAACAGTGAGTAGGCCGGGTCAGCCTTGGTTTCCTCGTGGTCCAGGGCTACAACCTTGGGATCGACGATGAGCCTGTGCTGCATCATCACGGGTTCCAACGTATCGATAATCCGTTGTTCTTTCTGCTGGTGGTTCTTCACCTCCTCAACAGTCACTGGGTAGATACGTTCCAACACTGGTTTAAGCAATGCCGTGAACATGCCATCACCAAAGTTATCCTCCACAACGATCTTCTCGATATTATGCTTCTTGGCAACCTTGGCTAATGACTCCAGTACCTCGGGGCTGTAACCACCTTTCAAACCTGAGGCTTCAGGGATGAACACGTTACCGTTGAGCATGTAACCCACGGCATAGGAGGTCTCATCCTTACCACGGCCTGAGGGGTCAATGGACATAACCCTGGTCTGGTAATCCGCCAGCTCTTTCGCCACATAGAAGGGCTCATAGAAACGATCACCAGTCAGCCCCAGGTTGGGTAGCTCGTGGATCGCATTCTCATGGCTGACAGAGTGTACAATCTCCGTTGGTCCTTTCTGGAAGGGTATCGACATCAGGGCCATATCGGAGAACTTCAGGGGATACTTATCGGCATCGCTGAGGCTTGTGTCCAACATGAACTGCAATGCGAAGCCAGACTTACCGTAAGACAGCAAGCGTTCCTGGAGGTCTTCATCCGAGAACCGGTCGGGGTCAGTTGTATGACCTGGCGTATAATTCTCATGGTCCGCAACATAAGGAGCCAACTTCCCGCCATAAGCCATGATTTGCTTGTCGCTGGGGAACAGGGCCGGCCATATCCGTATGTGGAAACCACGCTTCTCCATCTGGTTGTACAGAGACATCTCGTTCTGCGGTGTCCCGAGGAACAGTATCCTTGAGCTTTCCAAGGGTTTCAGGATCGCATCAAACTCCTTCACTGCCTCAGACAGTTTCTCCCTGGCAGTCTGGGTCTGACTATTGTTCACTACCTCGATGTCATCACCGATAATAACGTCAGCACGGGAGCCTGTGAGCTGCCCTGTGATGCCTACAGATTTAACCGAAGGGGAATGGTCAGGGCGGGCTGGTCCTACGTCAAAGGAGATCAGAGAGTCCCTCTGTCCCGGTTCTGACGATAGGTGTTCCAACCAGTCAATCGTGTTAATCAGCCTCTTGGTAAACGAGGAGAACTGATCGGCACGTTCCTTACTTGCAGAGACCACCATGATCTTAAGCTGCGGGTCTCTGTATAGAAGCCAGACGACATACGCTGAGGTAATCCAGCTCTTGCCCACACCACGGAATGCCTCAATGACAGAACGCTTGGGGCCAAACTGGAGGTAACTCGCAATGTCGTACTGGAGGGGTGTGGGGTCTGGTAGCGCCAGTTCCTTCCATATCAAGTAGAGGAAGACGCGAAAGTCCTTCTTAGTCTTTTCCTCAACAGATTGTGTCATAACTTATCCATGTCGTGTCTATACCGAGGTAAGGACTTCTGAGGACAACACAGAGCCGTACACAATGGTTTAGCCGTGTGTCAGGTCAGGTCATCCTCAGAAGCTCACACAGACGCTCTCAGCGCCTCTCAGTGCATAGGGTTGGTTGGGTCGTTCTCATCGAAGGATGGGAGGTTATCCCCCAGTTTCTCCAATGGGCTCTTACCCGTGAGCTTCACTTGAATATTGTTATCCTTGAGCATCCCTCGGATAACGCTAAGCTCGGCGGCAGTTACGGAACCATCCTGAACTCGCTTGGAGAGTTCCCGGACAGAATCGACCTGAAGCTCTTCAAGTAGCTCCATGAGTTCAGCGTTCAGTTCTTCCTTCATTTGTTCCGTCCTCTGTTCTTCTTTTTGCTCTGAAGCCGGAGGTTGCTCATCGCCCGGTTGGCTGGGTTGCGATCCTTATGGTCCACATCCTTGCCATCACCTTTCTTGGCGTTACCGGCTTTAATCATCTTCCGGCGACTCAGCACACGGTTTGACCTACGCTTTCTCTGCTCAGGCTTTCCGTGGTAGTCCCGGTACTCTTTCTTGTAATCTCTCTTCTTGGGCATATCCTTATGACCTCATACTTAGTGCTTTCATCAGGGTATCTACTGCACGTTTAACCCACCCTTTGCCGTACCTATCGAACTGGGCATACTGGGCATACTCATAGAGACGTAACTCAGTGAATACCCTTGCGGCTTGCTTGGGGTCTGACTGCTGGGCATGGCGGATAGTTGATGGCCCGAGGATTCCATCCACAGACGCACCAACAGTATCCTGGAGTAATGTCACAGCGGTATATGGCCCCATGTTGATCGCAGCGTCAGCCACGACCATGGCAAGGGGCGGGGGCAGCTCGTGCAACTTGAGGCCGAGCCAGAAGTCCTGCTCATAGATAGCCAGGGCATCTTCTGGACTCAGCTCTCGGATATTGACGTTAGGGTAGGATGCGGAGGAGATTCCGTACTTGGTCAAACCTCCGGGGTCATGAGGGTCAGTGGACAGACCACCTTCCCAGGAAAGGATATGCGCCAAGATCAATGCCTTGACGCTCATGTTTTAACTACTCCTTGTTTTTCAGGGTCTTGATTTCAACTCGAAGTTCGACTACGGCTTCTGAAAGTCTGCCCAGGTTTCCATCCATCTTGTCCAGAATCTTGATGAACCGTTCGCGGTTCTTTTTGTTCTGAGCCATCTGGTACTCCACACGGGACAGTCGTTTGTCGATCTCATCGATATTCTCCTCGGTTTTCATTGACTCCAAGGTCTCTAACCGATGATCGACATCGATTGTGCGTTGTGTTTGGGCGTACCAGAAGGGGATGAGGGCTATACCTGCGGCAACAATGACAATCAGAAACCACTTGGGTAGGGTTTTGAGGTGATCACTCATGACAACCGCTTTTTCCTCCCGCGTACCCAAGCTTGTTCCCATGCGGACACAAGCAGAATGTCGTAACCAAAACGATCAGATGGAAGGCCATAAATTATTCTCCCTGTTTCTGCTTTAGAGCCTCCACTTCCTGCTTTAGCTCTTTGATTGCTTCGACCATGAGGCCCATCATGTTTCCGTAGGCAAGGCTGTAACGGTCAGTCTCGGCGTTGTACTTCACAGCCTCAGGCAAGACCTTCAGCACTTCCTGGGCTATAAGACCCGTTTTGCGATCAGTCTCGACATCGGTTCTTTCATACGTAAAGCCGGTCAACTGGTCTACACGGTCAAGCGCCCCGTCGATAACTTTGAAGTCATCCTTAACGCGTTCATCCGAGTACTCCGTGATGCTACCATTCGCCGTGAAGTTACCAGAGACACGCTCAAAGGTGAACTTTGGGTAGATCCCGTTCCTGATCGTGAGGTCGCCTTTGTTCAGTTCAATACGGTTGTTATAGTTATCGTGGAAGATACGCATGTCTGCGTCATCACCGAAGCGAACCGACTTAGTGTTAGGCCACGTGGTGTGTCCCCCGACCGTGTCGTCGGCGTTCGCCCGGATGAAGTTACCAGCAGTCAGACCATTGAGCTTGTCACTGTCTGCTGCCTTGGCACCGGTTCCCAGTTTCCCATTAAGGGTTGACTGGAGGTTCGTGATATCCGAGATCGCATGCCCATGGCCTACAGGAGTCTTGTCGTCTAGTGCATTCTGAAGCCCTGAGATAGCGGCAATCTCATGGCTGTGGCTGGAGTCAGCCTTACCATTCAGAGCCGTTTGCAGACCGGAGATGTTGCTGATCGAATGCCCGTGAGAGGTATCCGCCTTTGAGCTGGGGTTGAAGTTACCCGCATGCCAGATCAAGTTGTTATTGACCTTTAGCTCACCGCTACCGGACGATCTCTCAAAGTTGAGATCATCATTGGTCTCGGTTCTTACCATCCATATACGGGTACCGTTGGCAAAAACGTCGAATAGAGCTCTGCCATTCTCATCCGCCTCGAAGGTGAACGTACGACCAACAGTGTTAAACGTCACATTATTCGTGAAGTGCACTGCACCATTGAACGTCTCAGTCGTATCCGTCCGAGCATAGCTGGATGCCTCAACACCTGACAATCGAGCTGAATCGTAAGCCGTAGCCGTAGTGCCAACCTTGCTGTCCAAGGCTGCTTGAAGGCCTGATACATTACCAATTGTGTGGTTGTGGCTATCGTTACCCACGGTCGCATTCAGGGTCACGTTACCCGAGCCATCGAAAGAGGCTGAACCATTGAGGTCGCCACTCAGAGATAGCTGGATGCTTGTTGCCCATTTACTGGCAGAAACCGCATTCGAGTTCAAACCGAGGTAGAGACCATCGGCCAAGCTTCGAGTAGGCACATTGTCTGAACCCGTGCCCACGTTCTTGGTACCGGCACTCCCAACCCCAAGGTTCGACCTTGCAGCAGAGGTACTGTTCACATCCGAGAGGTTGTCTCCCCGGCGTAGGTAGACCTGGGGAATAGGCACGGTGCCATAGATCAAGTCGTCGTTGACGATCAGCTCTTCGCCAACATCCACGAAACCAACCTGGGGCAAGGTACCTGGGACTGAGATCACCCAGTATTTTCCCTTGTCTTCTATCTGAGGGCTCGGAATCGGTAGTGTCCCACCTGACGCATCATACTGAGAGATGTAAATCCGGGCACCGTTGACCGCAGCTTGCGCTTGCTCTGCGTAGTGGCGTGAGGAGTAGAGACCGGGTTCGACCTCTTGTCCCCCAGGCTTGGAAGCCCACTCCATGGACTTTGCCTCATGTGCCGCAGAGTTGGTCTCAGAATTGGATGCATTGCCTTCACTGGTGGCCGCAGCCGAGGCAGAACCTTGGGCCGAAGTCGCAGAATCTGAAGCCGAAGTCGCAGAACCTTGAGCGGCATCTCGAGAAGCTTCAGTGTCAATCTTCGCGTTTTGGGCACTGCCCTCGTAGAACTCCGCGTTAGACGCCGCGTTTACAGCAGCGGCGCTTGCATCCGCAGCAGTCGTGCGGTCTTGCTCAACCTGGGTTGCCGAGGAGACAACAGTATCTTTCAGCGTACCGGTGAGAACACGATCAGCCTCAGCTTTACGCGCCCAATGAAGAGCGGAGTATTGACCTGGGGCTACCGGAGAGTCTTCAGCTTTAGTAGCCCAATCAATCGCTTCGTAGGCCCAGTGTTTTGCACTGTAGGTGCCTGAGCTTTCTACGGTCTGACCGGGCGTCTTCTCTGCCCATTCGTGCGCCTTGGCCTCGAAACCAGCTGCACCAGTCTCTGCGTTCTCCGCTTGGGCCTTCGCTGTTTGAGCATCATCCCGTGCAGACTCAGCGTCTGACACCCGGCTCTCAACTTGAGCAGTATAGTTATAGGCTTCAGTCGCAGCTGTGATCGCATTCTGAGATTGATTAGAGGCAACGTCTCTGGCACTGACAGCTGCGTTTTTAGCAACCTGTGTTTCATCCTCCAAGATATTCACGTTGGTCTCGGCATTCAGAGCTGCCAAGGCCGAATCAGCAGACGACTGAGCTGAAGCAGCAGCCGCGTCTTTATCCTGTGAGATACTATCCCGCAGGTCAGAGTTAATGCCGTACTGGTCGTCCACGTATTGGCGGTTGGCCGCATCGGTATTAACCTGGGGATATGCCAGGTCTTTCAACCGACGATCAATCATTGAGAACGAACCATCAGGCTCAGGCTTCACACTGTCCCGAGCCAGGTCGTATGCTTCCTGCATGGCGTAGAACACTTGGTTCGCACTGTCGTCCAAGTCACGCTCGGACAACTCAGCGGCATTCACAAAGTCCACGGCGCGATGCTGCAGGAAGGTATTACGGTACACCGTGATGTCCGCAGGTTCGGTCAGAGCGTTGTCCAGTTTGATAGTCGCGGCATCCACAAAGGAGAAACCGAACTCTTCCAGACCATTGATCGAGACCTTTACGTCATCCTCACTGATGTACTCAAAATCGAAGACAAACGTGTCGTCTCCAGTCTCAGTGTCATTCTTGGTGTATATTGTCCTTGAGAAATAACTTTCAGCCATATCATTCATCCATGATTAAGTTGTTGATTGGGTACGCCGCGTAAAACGACTTGAGAGGCATAAGGTTCATAAAGTTCCTCATGGTATTGTCGTCAGCCTTTCCTTGGGTCAGATCACCGAAGACCTGGGCACCGCTCTCTACCATCGAAAGCGCAGGGTTGGCGACCAAGGCGTCTGCCGCAGAGTTTGCGTACCGCTGTCCAATGGCCGGGTAACCAAAAGGGGTGCTGGCCTTGTTGTAAAGACTGAAGGCACCACCAAAGGATGTGGTATATCCCAGACCACCAAGGGCGATCTTATCGGTTGTCATGTGGTTCTCTTCCCACTCTTCCCGCTTGTCGTCCGACATCCCGGCCATCTTTATCTGATTCCGCCCCATGTACCAAAGAGTGCCTCCCATAACCTCACCCATAAACGTGGTATACGTTGAGAGTTGGTCCATGTTGGCCATCTTGTTACCGAGGCTTTTGTAGATACCTGACAGTAGAAGGGTCTGGAACTGGAACAGGAATTGACCAAGAGGTCTCTCCGTCCAACGGACACGTTCACCACTCAGAACTCGGAGGGTTTGGTTACTGGACATGCGGTACATCCCAGAGAGGAACTTGTCGATCAATTCCTCATCGACCTCTCCATCTGAGCGGAGCCACTTCTCGAACTTGAGGGTATTTACTGAGTCACCGAAGACACCC